TTCGTCGACCACGCCACGGATAGACCCTCACGCCGTGCCATCACGCATAGCCGCCGCCAGCCGGTCCGCCCGGCCCTTGACCTGTAGGGCCCAGCGACTCGCGAGCATTTCGCGCGCCGCCATCGGAAAGTCCTTGGCCTTGATCGCGGCCAGCATCTTGCCGAATCCGCGCAAGCGCGGCATCCCTAGGTTGAAGCACATCTCGACGAGCACCCGCTGACGGGTGTTCGACAACGCGTCGAACCAGTCGAACGACTGCCGGCAGGCGCGTTCAGCGTCGGCCAGGTCGTGGTCGAGCAGGACTTCCGCTTCGAGCTTGGAGATACCGACGTCGTCGAGGTTTCGCCCATACCCGATCGTGAGCACGCCGACGCTGTCTCGGTAGGGTTTACACTGACACCCTTCAGCCGCCATCACGTCCTTGCGGAGTTGAAAACGCGCGTCGAGCGTCATTTGTGGGTCACCCAGAACACGATCACGCCGCCCACAACCGTCGCGAAGAGTCCGAAGATGAGCCACATCACTTTGGCCAACGTTTCCTTGATGTCGCGGATCTCCCTGTCGTTCATGTCGAAGTGATCGTCGTGGCCGTTGACGCGGCCGTTGGTGGTCGTGACCTGCTCGTTGATCTCGGCCAGCGTTTTGCGCGCCTCGCCCATGAATAACTTCGAATCCGTCTTGTGCTCGGTGAACATCGACACCAGGTTGGCCACGTGCAGCGCCGTCGTGGCGTCGCGCGTCACCAGACCTTGCACCACGCCGGTGATGTCGGCTAACCTGCGGCCAAAGCTGTGCATTTCAGACTGTGCGTTGTCGTCCATGGTCACGTCCGGAACTTTTGCGCAATCACTTGCTGGAACGTCCACCGCTGCGGCGCCGCCGTCACGGTGCGCATCGGCAATAAGCCGGACGCAGCGTTGTAGAACTCTGAACTGATCACGCGCTGCACCAGAAACGTGCCAGACAGGGTCGTCGGCGCGCCCAGGCTCAACGTCACCGTGCGCCCCGCGCGCAGCTTGGGATCGCGCGACTTGAAGGTGATGGTCCGGATCTTCGAGCTCCAGGCGGCCAACTCCGCATCCGACGCCGCGGTCAACTGCGCCAGGGTGAGAATGCTCGTATCGTCAATCACCGCCTCGTGAATGCCATCGCCACCTTCGAGCGCGGCCAGCGCGGTCTGGGCCGCGGTGTCGTTGCGCACCACGTAGAGCCGCACCTGGGCGCCCTTCTCGATCGGGTAGGTCAGGCCCGACACGCCACTCAGGAAGGGCGCCGTCATAATGCCGCTGCCGCCGGGCACGCTCGAGACGAACGCGCCGACGGCCGACGAGAGAATCGTGCCCGTCGCCGGCGTCGTCGCGGTGCTCACCACGGTAAACGTGTAGGTCGTGGGGCCGGTGACCGTGATCACGTGCGACCCGTTGTATTCCGGCTGCACCGCGCCATAGTGCGTGATGACTTCGCCGGAGGTGTAGCCGTGCGCGCCGATGGTGGTCGCCGTGGCCGTCGTGCCCGAGCGCGTGATCGTCGTCGCGCGCGCACCGGGAATGCCGGTGAGGGTCGTGCTGCTAATCCCCGTCCACCGAATCAGATTCGAGCCGGCCTTCGCCCAGCCGGCGGTCGGCCAGCCGGTCACGGTCGACAACACGAGCGAGGTATCGCCAGGCAGGGCGCCGATCGTGCTCTGCGTTACTGCCTCCCGGCCCAGCCCGGAATCAGGGATGTTGTCGACGTAGGACGTCGTCACGTTGTCGTCGAGGGTCGCGACGTACTTGTAGACCGTGCCGCCCGCCTCAGTGCGATAGATCAACCGCTTCGTGACGCCGGTGCCGCCGATCGGAATCGCCGACACCGTGATCTTGTTGGCGCCGGCGGTGTTCACGAGCGGCACGTACTGACTCAGCGCCGCATCCGCGAGAGTGTCGGTGAGCGTCGTGGCGACGTTATCGGTGAGTTCGCCGACGAACCGATACGCCGAGCCGCCAGCGATCGTGCGATAAATCCGCCGCGCCAGCGTGCCCGTGGGTCCGGTGGGGATACCGGTCAGGGCATGCACCTGACCGCCAGCGGTGGTCGTGGTCGGCGCTGACTCTGCGCCCAACTCGGTGTCCGCCTTGTTGTCGGTGTAGGTCAGCGTGACGTTGTCGGCCAGTGTGGTGAGCAGGTAGTAGATGCTGCCGCCGGCGAGTGTCCGGTAAATCTTTCTGGCGATCGTCCCGCTCGGTCCGGTGGGAATACTCGACAACGCATGTTGATCACCGGACGTCGAGGCGGACGGCGCGGTGACCCCGAGGTTTAGTCCGGTATCCGCGATGTTGTCGGTGTACGTCGTGGTGGAGTTATCAAGAATCTCGTCGAGTAGGTAGTAGATCGAGCCACCCGCTTTGGTGCGATAGATGCGGCGCTTCGTCGTGCCCGTGGCGCCGGCAGCGATCCCCGTCAGCGCGTGCTGCTCGCCGTTGAGGTTCTGCAGCGGCGCCTGAACCGTGAGGGACGAATCGGGGACGACGTCGTCGAACGTCGTCGTGCTGTTGTCGCCGATTTCTCCGACGAGGTAATACGTCCCGCTGCTGCCGGCGCCCACCTTGGTGCGATAGATGCGGCGCGCGACCGTGCCGGTGGGGCCGGTCGGGATGCTCGTCAGGGCACAGTTCTGTCCCATCGTGCCAAGCGCCGCACCCGCGATGTACCCATAGGCATCATCAATGCTCTGGGCACCCGTCGTCGAATATTCGACGGCGCCACGGAGGTAGGGCGCGGTGGCTTCACCGCCGCCGGAGAACGGCCCGGTAAAGAAGTACGCCCACGTGCAGCCGGAGGGGAGACTGGTCGCGGTCACCGTGCCGGGGGAGTTCGCGTCATACGCGTCGTACGCCGACCACACACTTTCCCCAAACGTCTGATGCTTCCAGGCGACACGCGCACGACCAAACAAGCCGCCCCCGGACGTCCCAACCGCGTTGGGGGTGGCGGCGGTCGTTTGCACCGCCGTGTAGCCCTGGGCACTCCCGATGGACTCGCGCGCGTCATACCCGACGAAGGCAATTTTGTAGTAGTAGACACCCAGCAGCGGCCCGATCGTGGTCCCGGTACAGGTCGGGGTGGTGGGGCCGGTCTGCGCGTTGGCCGTGCGCGTACCTTGCGTACCAGCGGCCGATTCTCCGTAGGCATCAACCGTCGTGATTTTGTAACCGTAGGCGCCGATCAACCGTCCCATCGTGGAACTGACGGCAGAGATACTGGGCGTGGCTCCCGCCGTCGTCGCGACCGCCGCGCGCGAGAAGGTGGTGCCGCCTTCTGTTTCACCGAAGGGGGTGACGAAGGTGACGCGATAGCCGTACGTCCCGATCAGCTTCCCGATCGTGGAGCCCGCGCCAATCCCGGCGGTGCTGGGCGCGGCCGTCGCGACCGCCGTGCGGCCGAACGAACTGCCGGCGGACGTCTCGCCCAAGGCCGTCACGTAGGTCAACACGTAGAGATACACGCCGACCAGCGGTCCCAGGACGCCACTGGCCGCCACGCTGGCGGTGGTCGGCGGCGTGAAGGCGACGCCGGTGACTGCGCCGGAGGCCGACGATGGTGTCGTCTCGCCCTGGTCGTTGCCGTACGCCACCTTGTATTGATAGGCGCCCTGCAACACGCCCACTACGCTGGCCGTGAGCGCCGCCGTGGGCGCGCTGCCGGGCGCCGCCACGTTGCCCAGGACCACCGCCGGCACGCCGCCATCGTGCTTGCCGGTGTAGGGGACGCCGACGTTGGGCCCGCGATGCGTGCGCACCTGGCCGCCATCAGACGCAAACATCGTGGCGTCGCCCAGCGGGATCGACGTCAGGGTTGTGATGATGTGTTCGAGCGACGGCTGTCCACCGCCGCTCGCCCGAATGCGCGTGCGCTCTTGCGTCAAGTCGCCGGTATGTGCCAGCCCGCGCGCGGTGGTCGTGGCCAGCGTCGCATCGGAGATGTCGTCGGGTGCCGCCGCGGCCTCCGTGATGAACAAGTGCAGGTCGAGGTTGTAATCGACGTAATAGTTGGCACCGATTTCCGCGCACAGGCGTCGCAGGGCGCGGCTCGGGAGTTCTTCTTCGCAAATGAACTCATTGATAGTCGCCAGGGCCGCGACGACGTTCGTGGACGTGAAGCCCGTCGTGAACCCGCTGATGATCTCCTGCGCGATCGTCGTGGCCGAGGTGCTCGTCCATTTCTTCGTCACGAGCCGGCGATCGAGTTTCCAGGCGTAGTCGGTGCAGGTCACGAAGTACGCGACGTTGGCCGCGATGCTCTCGTAGAACTGCTGCGAAGACATGATCTGCCCGACGAACTCCAGCGCCCCGGTCAGCGGGCGGTAGACCACAACGGCCTGCCCTTCCACCGGCGTGAACCCGACACACGTGAAGGTGCAGCGGTTCGGCTCGTCGTTCAGGACATCTTCAATCTCGAGCGAGCTGTGACGAATGTTCAACGTGCGGTCAGCGCCACCGACGAAGACGTAGACCGTGGCATCGTCCACGACGACGGACGTCGCGAGGCCCGCTTGGCCTGGATACGCCTGCCCCGGATAGTAGTGGCCGAGCATCGTCGTTTAGCCCGTCTGGCTGCGAGGCGCTTCGATGACCGTCTTTGTGGCTTCGACGAGGACGTAATCTTTCGAAGGGTCGAGCCCTGCCGCCGTCACGGCCGCGTCGCGCTTCTGGAGCAGCTGTTTGACGCCGTCGGTCACCGCTGCCTGCAGGGCGGCTTGGTGCTCGGCCTCGAGGCGGCGGATCAGGGCCGCTCGCGCCTGATCAAATTCGAGCATCGCCGTCTTCAGTTCAAAGTACTGCAGCGACGACGGACGAGCGCTGGGCACCTGAAACGCCATAGATCGTTTACGACTGGACATGGTTCGCGATGCTCCGACCAGGCGCCCGGGCCTCAAGGGCCTCCAGCCGGTGATGGAGTTGATAGATGTAGAGATAGGCTTCTTCGAGTGACGCCATCAGCATGTCGCCGCGCTCAAACAACCCGCCGTCACGCTTGAGCACCATCAGCGGCAAGTCGAAGGTCGCGCGCGTGAACTGCTCGTGCGCCTCCAGGTCCATGAGGCCGGTGTATTCCGGCGGCGCGGCGTACGGCCCGTCGGCGTCGGCCAGCCCAGTAAAGGCGTGCTTGAGCGCCCACTGCGGATTCGTGAACGCGGTGTTGTTCTTGTAGATGTCGGCCGCGAAGTTCATCGTGCCGGCACCCTTGTCGCCGCCGGTCGGGGCACCGATCTGCCAGCCCGCATCCACCTTGCCGCGCAGCGTCGCGCCGTTGCTGTAGAACCGGATCGAGCCCGACGCATGCTCGGCGATCAGGGACGTGCCGCCGGCACCGCTCCCGCCCACCACGCAGCCGGACGCAAAGATGTACGCCGCGGGCGTGTAGGTGGAGCTGTAGCCCTGCAGGAACGCACAGGTGGCCACGGCATCCGTCGCGATCGTCAGGGATGCATACTGCGCCGCTCCGGCCGTGGGGTTGGTGATTTTGCATTCAGACAGCCCACTCGCCCCGGACACCCGCATGCGCTCCGTCGTGCCGTTCGCGTAGAAGCGGATTATTCCCGAGGCATTTTCGGCCACGACGGAGAGTCCGCCCGCCCCAGTGGACCCAACGGACACCCCTGACGCCAGCGCGTAGAAGGCGGGCGTGTAGGCGGAGCTATACGCCTCGACGTAGCACAGGTTGGCCACCGAATTGTTACCGACGTAGAACCCGCCATAATTCGCGGCGCCTGATGTCGTGTTGCGGACCCCGATGCTGTTGACGCCGGACCCGGCCGCACTGAAGGTATGCGCCCCGAACCCAGTCACCGTCAGCAGGCCGGTCGTCCCCAGGGCCGGGAAGTTCGTGCCGGCCTCGATGTCCGTCCACGCCTTGAGCGTGATGGCGGCCGCAATTTGATCACCCACGATGATCGATCGCGCGACCGAGGATTCCTGCGCGCGCGTGATCGTGAACGTGTCGGTGCTGATGTTGGTCACGCGCACGATCTCGGCATTGGTCGTGGTCGGGAGTTGGCCGACCGGAAAGACCACCGCATTGAAACTCACCGCCGGAAACTTGGTACCGTCAGACGCCTGCACGACGAGCGAGGTGCCAGACGTCGCCGGGCTTGGGGCGGTGAGCACCGTCGAAACCGAGAAATTTTTGTGTGCGTCGAAGGCCATGTCGTTGATTCCTCAGCGCCGCGTGTAGGTGTTCGAGAGGCCCGATCGCTGGGCGATTTCATCCTGGAAGGTGCGAACGAATCGATTCATGGCATCCGGCTGATCCCATGGGCTGACCGGGGCGTTGATCGTGATGTTCGTGGAGCCGCCCCCGCCCGTGGGATTCACCACCACGCCACCACTAGGGGGCACAGCCCCGAGCCGTGTCTGTTCCGCGAGGTAGTTCCGCTCCCAATTCGAGGCCTGGACAGAACGACTCATGTCGTTCCACCAACCCTGCGCGGCATCTTCCTTGGACTTCTTGTCCGTCGCCTTCTTCGCGGCCTTGTCGAGGTTGTCGAACAACACGATCTGTTTGGCGATTTCGACGTCGTAGGCTTCGGCGTCGGCCTGGGCTTTCTTCATGGCCTTGGCGTGCTCGGCCGTGGCCACCGCCACATCGCGGTGGCGTTCGGCCAGTAACTGCAGCGCCAGGGCGCTGAGGTCGTACTTGTTCGTGAGTTGCTCAGTCGTCGCGCCCGCCGTTCTGGCGATCTCGATCTCTATCGCCGTCGCGTCGCTCACGCCCCGAATCTCCTTCTGGGCGGCGGCCATCTTCGTGCTCCAGTCGATCGACGCGTCGGCGTTCTTCCGCATCTGCGTCTCAATGAACTCGAGCGACTGGGCGTAGCTGAGGCCTTCCGTCGCGCCGAGCGCGAGCGCGCGGTTGATGACGTCCTGCTTGGCGCCAACCGTTTCCTCGGCGAGGTTGTAGCCGCCAAGGAACGACTCCCAGAACCCCTGCACAGCCTTGTCCGCCCCGGTGAAATCCGCGATCATGCGCCCGAGCTGCCATCCGGCGTATCCAGCACCGAGCGCCAGTCCCGCGGTGCTGACCGCGCCGATGCCAGCCGCCGTCTTACCGGCGGCGTTGACGATGTCTTCGAGGCCTTTCACCTGTGGCCCGATGCTGATGCCGACCGACTGCAGCACGCCGTCGAATTGCTTGTAGGTCGCAGAGAGGGTGCTGACGGACTCGTTCGCGCGCCCGCCCGAGCCCTTAATCGACGCCAGCGCCTTATCGACGTCGACGACCTGGTTCTCGAACCCGTCGAGCTCGGTGGACGCCTTCTTGACGCCGCCGACCATCTCGCTGGTGTCCGCGAGAATCCGCACGACCAACGCTGCAATCGCTTCAGCCATGTGCCTGTGGTTTCATCCCCAAGAGCGTTTCCGGGGTCCACGGCAACTGGCCGCCCCCGAACG